CATAGTAGTCTGATTTCTGCTTCTAGTTAAGATAGCCTTACCCATGTTATAAGCAATGTATGGGTCTGTTACATAAGGGAATTCAGCTTTAACTTCTAACACCTCGCCATCATCTGAATAATATTCAGGTGAAGCATCATGTAAAACTGTGGCTGTATCTAGTTCGTATTTCTTATTTGCGTTAAAGAACTCAATAACAACTTTGTTTGCTTTTTTGTCTTTATTACCATAATCAACTGATATACCAGCATCAGCTATGATGTGGTTATCTGTGATACTAAATGTAGATGTGCCTGTATCTTCTATTTGTAATTCATATTTGCCATCAATATAAAGGAAGATACCTCGCATATTTGCAAGAAGCTCTTTAGCGTTATCCATGACATTTTTATTAGTGTCAATATAACCATTACAATGAAATCTTTTAACTTTGGCTCTAGCGTTTCCAGCTTCATTTGTATAACTATTTGCCAAAACATCATCTATATACAATCTGTTTTCTTGCACAGAATCATAGTATTGATATCTTGTAGAACCTGTAATAGTTACAGCATTAGAAAATATACTGGTATCATTAGAATCTCTTATATCTATAACTTCATCTACTTTGTTTTGCCACCAGTCATCATTATCATTAATAACAATAAAGTCATTACCAGCAGTTCCACTCCAAGTTAAGTCTTGATAAGTATTGTTATAGTAAGGTTGATCTACTTCTACTTCACATGCAGTTGCAGCAGCACTGATAGTGGTCATGTTTATCTGTGAAGTTGTTAAGCCTTTACCATATTCATCATTTTGTATGTAATCTAAGAAGCATAAAGCTGGGTTAGAAGACCACTTAGTAGAGTTATCTCTTGGGTCAAAAACTTTTTTACCTTTAACCTGTACTGTAATTTGTGGTACACCTTTATACATACCTTTTTTATCGTAATCAAAAGATGCAGCTATATAACAAATACCATTTAACTTATGATTTGTAGTCCATTCAGTAGGTATAGATGCTCTGAGCATAGGGTCTGCTGTTTGACTTGATGCACCATGATGCAAGTTAAATACAAAAGAATATCTAAGTGTCGGGTCAGTTCCTAATGTACCTGCGTTTGAGTATTGATTATCACCAACTTGAGATGCGGTGTTTAAAGAGCCATTTCCTGATGATATTTTGTCTGAGCCTACATATCCACCGCCTTTGTAGATATTGCCATCTAAAATACTATTACCATCTATCTCTATAGTTTTGCCAAGTATCTCTTCACATTCACCAACTGCCAAAGCATAAACAACAAACAAATCTTTTGATCTGTTTTGTGCTGTATCCATATAAACAACCTGACAACCCACCCTTCTTGTTCCATATATGACTGGTATCTTGCCTCCAGCAGCACGCTTGTTGGTCATAATATCTTGACCTTTAGCCAGCATTTCTTTTGCCTGTAAGAATCCTTTAACACCAACTGCAAAGGTAGCAAACTGTATTGCTTTAAAAACAGCAGAACCTAAAAATTTAGTTATTGCTGCACCAATAGCTGAAAAAAATGCACCCATTAGCTACCCCACCTTACATCTGATTTTACTTGTGTAGCAAATTCTAAACCTCTATCGCCTGTATATTCTGCTTGTTGAGATTCATCTGAATAATGCCTACCTTTTGTTAAGTTCCAATTTGCCCAATGAGAAGCCACAGTCATTGCTAGTACAGAATTATCTATATTTTCTGAAATAGATACGTTTCTAATTTGCCCTGTAAAATAGTTTATAGCACCTACTAAAGTTTCATTTTCATTAAAGTAAGCTAAATATATCTCTACTGTTTTGTCTGTAAAAGCACCGCTTTGTACTAAACTTCTTACTTGGTTAGTAACATTTGAAAAGCCAAGATTGATCTCATCTATTTGTAATTGACCTGTTTCTGTAACTGAATCTACTGTTAGAAAAGAGCCACCAGCTTCATAAGAATTAGAATTATAAGTAACATCTGAATACCAATCAGTCAGTCTTATAGTTGTAGATAAACCTAATTCAACAAGAAATGCTGTTTTGGTTTGTTGGGATGATACTTGTGTTTGTAAATCTGTTGATAAACTTCTTGGCATTATGTTATTACCTCTCTAACATCAAATGAAATGCTGTAAAAACCACTAGCATCTGTACTATACATAATATCATTATTCTCAAGATATACAGTAAAAGATGGCTTGTTTACAGTAACTTCTTCATTATCTGCTAAAGAGCTAACAAGATTTGGAGATATTTTTACAGCAGCTAATCCGCCTGAAGCATTAACATTCTCTTGAACCATATAAACCTTAGAATGATTTTCAAATTGAATTAAATCACCAGCTTTTAATGCACCTGTTGTTTGTGAAAAACCATCCATGTTTACAGTATCTATTCCTGCTGAATGTGCGGTGTTTACAAGTATATCTGTTTCGCCTTTACTTGCACCTAAATTATCCAATGGTGCTTGTATTGTAAAGTTGCCAGTAGCACCTTTTTGTTTTTGTAAGAAAGCAAATATCTCCTGAGCTTTCTCCTGTTGTAATGGTGGCATTTGAACTGTGAATGAAAAATACTGAGAGCCTATTTGTCTTGCAGACTTTTTGCCTGATAGGGTTTGATTCAGTAATGTAGGTCTATTGTCTTGAAAGTTTATTGACCTAAAGTTTGGGTCTGTAGGAAATGCACCTGCCACTATACTATCCCCATTTTGCCTTGAGTATTCATGGCATTGTTAATTATTTGTGTTATTAATCCTTTTCTTGATGTTAGTAACTGGTCAAATCCAGCAGCATCAACTGTTGATATGTTGAAGTTTACTGTAGCACCCATGCCTTGACCCTGATTATGGTCAATAACAGTTTCATTAGGATGTAATATTGCAGGGAATCCACCTCTTCCATCTACACCACCTGCCCTTGCTCCCATTCCTGTATAACCACCACCTTCTGCTGAAAATAAATCACCAAAACCTTCAAAAAAGGATTCAAATTTACCTGTAATTGGTTTTAATATCATTTGCTGTATAGCAATTCTTGCTAACTGTTCAACAACATAAGTAGCAAAACTTTCAAATTCTAATTTACCTGTTTTTAAACCATCAACGATAGCATCTTCAAACTTTTTCATTGTGTTTACTGCTGTTGTTTGCATTGTTTTATCAATATCTTCTAAGGTAGCTTGAAATACTTGTATAGGGTTTAGGTTGTCAGTCAAACCGCCTTTTAGTGATTCAAAGAATTTGTTTGATGAGCCAACACCACTTTCAACTGCAGCAATTAAATTATCTATGTATTCTAAAGCAGGACTTTTGGCAACATCTTCACCATACAACTGCTCATTCATTTCAATTATAGATGCCTTTACTTTTGCAATTTCAGCACCAATCTCAAAAACACCACTAATAGAACCTTTGTTTATATCAAAGAAAAGTTTGTCATCTCTTTTTAATGCTTTTTGCAAATCTTCAAGATATTTAGTTGATTCTTGTATTTTTGCATTTATTTTTGTACTTTCATCTGCAATGTCTCCAAAAATAGTTTTACCTATCTTTGTAGAAGCAAATTCCATAAACCTTTGTTTTGTGTTATCAATAAAAGAATCTATTGCTATTATTGCTGTTCTTATGGCTTCCAATATTGAAACAGCTATTGATTGCCCTAATGTTTGAAAACCACCAGCAGCTTTTTGATTTACAGTTATTGTATCTCCAATTTTTTCTGCTATTAATTGTAAGGCTGGAACAAATGCTGAAGTTATATTATTTGCAAATGCACCAATCTGTAGTTTTATTACTGATACTGTATCATTAAATTTTTCAACACCTTTGATAGTGTCTTTATCTAATATAATTCCTAAGTCATTAGCTCTATCAATAAATGTTTGCAGACCATCAGCACCATCTCTAAAGATTTCACTAAATTGTATTCCTGCTCTACCAAATAAATTAGCTAATGCTGTGGCTCTTTCAGCTTCAGAGCCAAGCTCACCTAAGCCTTCAGCCACATCAAATAAAATTTCCTCATACGTTCTAAGAGAGCCATCTTGATTTTTTATTTCTACGCCTAAGTCTCTAAATATATCAGCTTGAGTTTTAAGTCCTCTACCTGCATCACCTATTGATCTAGCAAATTTTTCTAAGCCTTTTTGAGTTTGTTCTATTGTAGTTCCTGACTCAATGGCGGCTAATTGAAATGCTTGTAATGTATCAGTAGCTATACCTGTTCTTGATGCTGTTTTACCAAGAGTATCAATATAATCAAATGATTTTTTAGTAAATAAAGCTAAACCAACAGCAGCACCAGTAGCAGCTAATCCTACTTTAGCAACACCCATACTAGCTTTACTAGCCACAGAGCCAATTCCAGTCAAGCCTTTAGTAACACTACTAAAAGCTGCTTTTGTTTTATTTACTGCGGTTAATTCAAACTTTACTTTTTTATTTGCCATGTTTTCTTTTCTCTTCAGCTAACTCTAAGTAAGCTATCCATCCTTGATATTCGTGGACACTAATTTCTTGGAGTTCTTGTAAAGTCTTTCCAAGTTTTTCTGCTAGTGCGTATTGCACATATAAATTAGTATCCTTTATTAGTTTTTTTTCGTTTCCTCAATAGGTTCTTGACCCATAATTTTTGTAGCAACGCCTACTAATATCTCTCTATCAACGCTATTTAATAAGGCGTTTTTATCACCTAAATCAAATAACTTATCTCCATTTTCATCTAGTGCTTTGTATATAAGAACATAAGCCATCATTGTTAAATCATCTTCTTTACTCATTTTATAAAGTTTAGAAGTTTCAGCTAACGTCAATGGCTTACTGAATATTCTTAGAGGTTTATCATCTTCACCCCATTCAGGCACTTCGATTACTTTTACATCTTGCTCTGCAAAATGCTTTTTTGCGTTATCTATTGCTGACATCTTCTTATACTGTTGTTGATGTTAAAGCACCATTGCCTTGCACTGAAATACTAGCTTCAACCAATCCATCAAATGATGCACTTCTTGAAACCCCAGTAACAATAGCTGAACCAGTGTAATAAGTATCACCTGCTGTATCTCCTTCAGGATATACATTTAGAGTTACTTCTGAACCAATGGTTAAAGCACCTTGACCACTTGTATCAGTCTCATCCCAAAATACATCTAAACTTCCTGAGAAAGAAGTCAATGATGGTTTATAGGTTCTTGCAGCATCACCCATTGAAGTATCTTCTAAAGTATCAGCAGATTCTTCGATTGAGTAAGACCTTATTTCAGCTACAGCATTAGAACCGACTTTTACAGTTCCTTCACTTCCTTTATGTGTTGCCATTTTCTACCTCGTCTTTCGACTTTTTCTTAGAAGAAGGTTTAATTTTATCTTGCGAATGGACTGCTTCTTCTTTCCAGCCCTTTTCTTTCATTGACTCAACCTGAGTAGGATGAGCTATTACAGAACTTTTACCATTTGGACTAATTAATTTCATAATTTGTCTCCTATACTGCTACATCAGGATTAGTTTCCTGAACATAGTAATTAGTTAAAAAGGTTAAACTCACATATCCTAGTGGTTTTTCACCTTCACCATTAAATTCTATTTCTGTTGATTCAAGATAAGTATCTTTTGCCTTACCATCAAGCGTTCTATCAGCAGCTATTGCTTGTTCAACTTCTTTGCTTATTGTATCAATCGTATCATCAAAGTCACTAGTGGCTTTAGCATATCCTTCTACCACTACTGCTAGTTCTCTACTCATAACCCTATCAGTACCTATAACTATAGGTTCGGATGTTTCTGATTTTGTATATATTATAAGTGCTGGTAATTTTGCATTTTCTAAAGGATAAACTCTTGATTCATAAACATTAGAACCAGTCGTTGAAAGACCAGTCAAAGTAGTACCAAAATATTCCCTAATTTGTTGTCTTATATGATTTGCCACTATATTTCCTCTAACATCAAAACAGTGAATCCTGTTCTATCTTTTTGCACATTTACTATTGTATAGTTTTGTGCTGCTTTCAATATATTACCATTAGTATCTTTTACAGCACTAGCATTTAACGTATCTCCATAAGATACGTTTGGAATATCTATACTTCTACAAGTTGCCATTGGTTTAAGTGCTTCAACGCCAACTCCTGAATCTTGCTCAACATATTCATTGTTTAAGATAATCACTATATTAGAAGATGTGCCATTTTTTGTGTAAACAGCATCAATACCATGACCATATTTAGTATCAAGGTAACCTAGCATATCTTCTTCAGTTTCAAGCATAAATTGAGACATTATTCTTCCTCTAAAACCAATGAAATTAAACCTGTATTGTCAGGCTCTACAGTCTTTACTATAAACATTGTTTGAGGAA